TGTGCTTGTAACCCACTCGCAGAATCTCTGCCAGTTACTGGCTTGGCTTTCTCTTGTTACTGAGATAGCTGCCATTAGAATATACCGGGTATAATCTGTCCTGTTGTTGCGTAGGCTCCTACAGCTGCTACGAATCCGAGCATTGCTGCCCAGCCATTAAATCTTTCTGCTTCGTTTGTCATTATTGGATGTTTGTTAATTGGATAATTTTCAATAACTCTCGGTGGAGTTTCATTTGGGAAAATATTCTGTTTCCCATATTCAGTTGTTACTGTCATAGAGATAAAAAGAAAACACTTAGGCGGTGACGATACGATTCGGGCCGCCTCTGTGTAATTAGATTCTCTCTATTATATCTTGACCAAAGTCATAAAGGCGTTCACCTTTTTTATTCTTCTTCATTCTGTTTTTCCAAGCGGGTGTGTTACCTACTTTGTCAGCCCAATGAAGAGTCCCAAGAGTACCGGCTGCAAGATTAGTATTCTGTTCATCAAAAGGTTTAATATCTTTTGTGTTCTTTCTCTTTTTGTTTGGTAATTTAGCCATTATGCTATCTGTAATTTTTTCCTTTGTTTCTTTGCTAGTGGTACAGGTAATCCATGTATGTCAGGGTTGTACTCTCCAGCTTCATAAAATTTTCCTCCAGATTGCATGTAAGCTTTACCTGTGCCATCTAGAAAGAAACCCTTTTCAGTAGGGTAGTGCATACTTGAAGCTTCATTAGCTATCATTAAACCTTTACGTTTCGTTGACATTGTTGTTAGTCCTCTTCTTCATCTTAGCTAACTTGATGGGTAGCTCAAGCTGTTCGTAGGTTTCTTTTTTCTGCTCCGGTTTAGGTGCTCTGAATATTCTATATGGAGCACTCTCACCGGGTTGATTTAAATTACTAGGCATGATTTTAAAATGTAAGGTTGTCTGATCGTTCTAGTTTTTGAATAACATCTTGCCTATAAGCAGGGTCGTTATCATACCTCTTGTCATTCATAGCTGCAACTAATTCTGCTTGGCTACGATACACATCTTTACTTGTTTGTGGTGCTTTACCTGTTACCATCTTTCCTTCAAATCCTACTGCGTTTAAATACTGTGACTTCAATCCTGATACTGCAAACTTGATAGCATCTATATTACCTTTAGCTACAATGTCATCAAAGGTTGCTATAGTTTTCTGATCTAAGTTTTGACCAGCCCACTTTATCATATCACTATAAGCTTGATCTCCTCCAGCATAATTTTTTACTTCATTTATCTGGGCATCAGTAACATCTTCAACTTGAGTTGGTGCATTAGCTTGCCAGTCTGGACTATTGGTTACTTCTATGTAAGCATTAACTAAATCTTCACTAGACATACCTTTAAACTTTTCTAAAGTCTCAGGCGTTATCTTACCATCGTTACTGTAGAACTCATCAGACGCTTCTGTTATAATACTAGCGTTGGCTGATAAAGGTGTGGACTCAGACGTTGTTTCAGATTCTGGTTCAGCCTGTTCAGCCTGCTCAGGGTCTGTCTTCTGTTGACCTAGCTTAGATTCTAATTCTTTATATGCTTTTTCTAAGTCTTCAGCTGTCTTATACTTACCAGCTAGTAAAGTATCTTGTTCAGCTGATATCTTTTCCCCAACAGCCAGAGAGTCTTGCTCTTCTGGCGTGAGGTTATCAGGTACAGTCTCTGTTTGTGTTGTTGTATCAACTGTAAATGTTTTGTCTTCTGCTGTTGCCATTTATTCTTCTGGTGGTTGTTCGGGAGGTGACATCATTCCTTCCATGACGGCTGAAGCTTGATCTGCTAACTGTGGGTTCTTGGTTGGGTCCATAAGAGGAGTGCCTGCAAGCTGACCAGTCTGATCTACAAGCGATTGCTGTGCTTGCTGTGCCATTAGCATCTGTTTCTCTTGCTCCATCTGCTCAGGAGTCTTAATTAGATTTAGAACATCTATACCTTGTGCCGCTGCTAATCTTTGTACAGCTTCTGTTGGGTTAATGTACTTCATCATAGCTTCTGGTCCTAGAGTCTGTGCTATTGTAGCCATGAATCTAGTCAGAGCTTCGTTGTCTTGTCCTCTTCCTAATGAATTTATACCAGCTACTATCTTTGGTCTTACGACATCTTTAGGTAGCTTAGGTATTTGGTTAGATCTCTGTAGTATTAACAGAGTTCTGTTGAGGTAGGGTACTAAGAACTCTACCGTTAACAAGCTGAACAGTCCGCCGAGGGATTGCTCTAGCTCTAGCTGAGTAAGGCGTACCTCTTCAGCGGTGACCCTTTCAGCGTTTCTTACATTCATAACTAAGAAAGCTTCAAGGATTCTTTTCTCTATTTGTTGTGAGAGCTGTGCTGCTGTAGCAAAATCTGCTGTCTTACCAACTTGTACAACTCCTACGTCTTCCGGTCTACCCTGTATGATAGCTCCATTGCCAGCTTTGGATAAAGTTTGAGGTTTGGTTGTAGCAGATGGTGATACAAGAAAGATAACTTTACTTGCTACACTAGCACCTTCTACTAGAGCCTGAGATAATCCATTAAGACTACGTAAGTCTCCGATAAATTCCTCTACTCTTCCACGTCCGTAGTCCTCTCCGTCTACTGTATTGAATCGAAGCACTAACCATGGTGAAGCTTTCTTCGGTGCGGAGCTTTGGCTTCCGGGTAGGACCATATCGTCCACTTCCTGATACCATCTCCAACTACCACTCTGCTCATCCAGTTTAACACAGGTGTATACCTCAGCGTCGTCTTCATTTGGACCCTCATCATTACTTGTCGGGTCTTGTTTTGATTTCTCTATTCCTAATACCTTGCGACTAATTAATTCTTTAGTCACTATCTCGATAACATTACCGTTACCATCTCTATTAACTACGTATCTATTCAATGGAAAATGTTTTAATCCATCCTTACCCATAAATATAAGGGCGTTACCAGATACGATTAGATGTTTTAAAGCTTGGTGCACTACGACTCTATCATTTGATGCGGCTATGAAATCCATAATCAATCTCTCTATCTTTGAGAATGATAAGTCTAACTCGGTACGCATGTTTGGGTCTAGTGTTTCTCCTAGCTTGTCGTCTCTGACTTGCAACTTAAAGAAGCTAGTCTGTGGTGGTAGAGTTGCGAGCATAAGCTTTGCAGCTAATGTGACAACAGCTTTAGCTCCGACTGACTGCCATGGTTGTTGCAGATTTCGTTTGCCTTTGTAGTTGTCGTCTCTAGTTATAAGATATGGTAAGGTAAGTTCAGAACATTCAACTGCCATGTCTAGAAACTGTGTTCTGCCTGACGAAAGTTGATTGTATCTTTCCTTAGCCTTATATATCATGGTGTGTTAAGACCTCCAGTTGTACCACCACCTGTTGAACCGGGGTTGATGTTAATTTTAAGAGCATCTGTACCAGTTTTCTTAGCAGCTCCTCTTGTTTGAGCCTTTGCAGTCGTACCATATTCTACGCCTGCTGTTTCATCAGGATCTACTAACTCTTTCTTGCTAGGTAGTCTAGATGCTTGTACTACATCAGGCTGCCTTGGCTGTATCGGAGCCGGTGTAGGCATAGGTGTAGGGCTTGATCTAAATAGACACATCGTCTTCTTCTAAAATAGTTTTTACGTATTGTACCACTTCTTGTTGTCCCGAGCGATACATAATGGAGGCTAACTCCTCCTTGGGGTGGACGGGATACCAAGCGAACTTGGATTCAAGATCCTCTACCAATTTCTTTAACTTTTCAGATTGAAAACTAAGCGTATTGAGGGAGGTTTGTATTTGCATGTTCAAAAAATGCGGGCATGCGAGCTGCTCTGGTGTCAGAAAACTGTGGGGCTTTGCCCTGATACATTAACTGATCGCTCGCATCTGCCCAAAATTTTTTCGACAAATATTTATCAGTATTGTTTTCTGTTAGGGGTTGTAGTACCCATTGTATAGTTGCTTTCCGAAGCTTATCCAAAGAAGAGCTAGGAACAAGCCCCAACTCAGCACATACAAGGCTATTTGTTGCCACGTGGATCTGTTCATCTCTGGATATATCAGCTGATACTGTTCTAAGAGCAGCATCACCAAGAAAGCGAAACATAGGTAGTAGAACAAAGAATATAGCTCGCTCTGCAACGAGGGCTTTTGTGATAGTGTGGTCAGGGTGTGTAATCCAAGCATCTCTAAGCCTTAACGCCTCCAGTTCAGCTTGGGGATCAGCACCGTGGGCATCAACAATGAAGCCCAGAGCGAGATCATGTTTGATCTCGTCTTTAACGTTTGACTCAAGAAGTGTCCTCGCTGCTGACGGGACCGTCCGCTCCAAGCCTTGTGAAATGAACTCTCCCACTGGTAGCTCCATATGACGTATTGCGAGAGCACGTTTGATGGTTTCTTCAGCACCTTCTTTGATCTCCCCTTTCGTTGGTTGGACTGGTGTCCATGTTCTTTTTCTTTCTAATAGTTGTGTGTAAGGATGTTTTCTCATTGTTCGCAGTCACATTCGATTTTATTTTCATTTAAAATACCATCTAGGTAACTGTCAATGTCAGTGTCGGCTAGTGCTGCATAAGCATCAGACTTGTCCTGAACATCACCCATTACCTGAAGGCTGTAGTACAAAGAGGTTTGTGGGCTTAATAACCACTCCTCTATAAATGCTTCATCATATGTTACAACATCACTCCAAGAGTTAAAGCTGTATCCATGAAGCAATCCTGTCCTATCGAGCATCGTCATGATTTCGTCTGCTACACGCTTGTAAGCGTCCCATCCTACTTCACTTGCTATCTCAACGTCGCCATAGTTAACTCTATCTACTCCGAACTCGCCGGAATCTCTGTCAACCATGCTTGCTATTGGTGGTGCTATCTCGGGTGTGCATGTAAAGCCGTCTAGGTCTCTACTGCGATAGCTACAGCTGGCAGTGGGTGCAATAGCAAACGCCCTTACCATATTATTATTATGTGCTACTTGAGCCGCTTCAAAAATCGCCCTATCCAACGCAACGGCTGCAATGCCTGCTTCGTTACTGGCGGAGTGACCAAGGTTAATGAGTCTAAGTGCTTCGCCAAAGTCTTTGTAGGTAATGTTGTATCTTCTGAGGAAGTTGGCAAGACCGAGCACTCCGAGCCCAACCTGTCTGTCCACTTCTGGGGTAAGGTACTCTCCAGATTCTCCAACACCTGTCCGGCCATGGAGATCACACAACTCGGACATGCCTGATACGAAAGCCTCTTGTAGGTTGTCGAGAGTACAGGCACCGAGATTGACATGCTGTAACAAGCAAGTTCCACGTGAGGGCAAGTATACTTCAAGGCAGACGTTTCCATAGATACGCTCCCCGGAAGGTGTGTGTCTGATTTTGTTGAGCCAGACGTCTCCTGATTTAATTCCATAAATTAAAGCATCCTTTGTGTCTTGATCTGCAAACTTCCACATCTCATCGTCGATGTCGATGCAACGCTTGACCCAAGGTAGCTCTGATCTGCTTGCAGTTATAAAGTCCACCGCATCTGGGTGGGATAGGTCGAGGTGCAATACAATAGCACCATTTTTATAAGCTCCACCTCTTCTCAAGGTTTCATTTAGAGCTGAATATATTTTACCAAAGCTAACTGGACCGGTAGCTACAAGTCCTTTGTCATTGGTATGTCCGGCTGGTCTAAGCTTAGACAGGTGGATTGCACAGCCTGCACCATAACGTAGTGCGTGGCTTGCGAATCTCCAGCTAGCTTCGATGCCGTTATCACCTTCCATGCT